CACGAATGCCTTGGGCAGCAGGGTTGTTTATTGAGCTTAAGACGGCTAAGAAAGGTCGTTTATCACCTCACCAAGCATCTATGTTGCAAAAACTGGCCAGTAATGGTTACGCAGTGACCGTTTGTTATTCGTTTGACGACGTAATGAACGCACTGAACGCATATTTAAAGGTGGAGACTGAGACCTCATGGAAGATCTGGCAAAACAACTATCAGCCCAACTTCCCGAGCGCGAAAAGCGACGCTATCTAAACGCCATCTCTGAGTTTTCCACTGGTCGACCTACTCTCTTCGATCCTGCAGTAACTATTCCCACAGCTTTATTTCATTTTGCTCAAGGCGCAACTGTCTGTCAGGTTTGTGTTGAATTGGGTATTTCAAGGTCAACATATTATCTCTGGACTAAGACTCACGAAGCGTTTATGGACACTCATAAAAAAGGACGCACGTTATCACGAGCTATGCTTGAGTCTTTGGCAATGGATAACATTGAGAATCCAAAGTTTAGCTTTTTACTTCTCGAATCCAGAATGCGCAGAGAATTTAATTTGGATGAAACCCCAAATATTGAGATTGAGGGCTTCGATGACGCCAAAAACGACGCCGAGAGGATCATGCTTGTCATGTCAGCCTTGGCGACCGGTAAAGTAAGTAGCTCTCAAGCGCTCCAGCTTGTGCAAATTTTGAAAACTGTACAGGAAATTACTACTATTCCAGATTTGCTCTCACAACTGGACAATATTAAATCAAGAATAAAGGAGATATGAAATGGCATATGGGAAATCTCATAAACGTTTATCAGAAATAAAGTCAAAGCCTGGCATGGGAAATGCCGGTGATTATAAAGGTTTGGTGACAGCCGGGCCTCATGGCACATACCCCTTAGGCTATAAGCCAGGTGGTATTTCACCCAAACGTGTTCGGGCTGCACTTTCTTTAGGTCATCATCTTGGATCAAAAGGTGAAGCAAAACTGCGTAAGAATATTGGTTCTATTTTACACAGAAAAGGCAAAATGCAGGGCCTAGCAAATCGCCTGCTACATGGTGACAAGAGGAGCAACTAATGCACACACTTTCACGAAGACTTACAGGTAAGGACACAGCTGATGATCGTAGTCGCCGTTCTAATGCACATTCTGGAAACAATTTCCAAGCACCTTCTGCCAACGGTGATAGGAGTGGCGTTGTTCACAGCCATCCTGCTGTGCCTGACATTGCATTAGGTGATGGTTCAGAAGCATATGATCACAAAGTTGGCGCTGAAGCAGCCCAACCCCATGCAACAAATCGTTCTGAGCTCCATCGAGCACAGGATGATCAGTATCATGCCAAGCAAGAAGCCAGGCGTAGATATACATTTGGGAGGAGATAATATGTCTAGTTATCCATATCTCACTCCACTTAAGGATTATCTGGGCAATATCGTTGCCTATAATCAAGACAGTGTTGAGCGTTATTGCTGCACACCACCAAATGGTGGACGCTTTAACATCGAACGGCCAAAAAAACCATACAATGTAGTTGGCATTACCACCACTTGTGGCGACCTTTGGTGCTCGTTTACTACTGCTCTATCCTCAGCGCCTGATGCACCTCCGGGACCATCACCACTTACAAACGATCAAGGTGATAGATTTTTGATTGTGGATCGGGAACCAACAGAATGGTATTACATTCCAGAATCAGTTGACATGCTTTGGTTTTTTGCAGGGCGCCAAGGAAGCTTTGAAGCAGTCTTTGTACAAGCACCTGAGCAAATGCAGGATGCACCTTGAGTAGCGTACAAGGAATTAAACGCACTTTGGCTTTAATCGAGTCAAAGTTGCAGCAAGATGAATTACGAGCCCATTTGTTTGTGGCTCACAATGAAAACGAAATTGAGGGTGAATTAAATAAATGGCAAGACTCAGAGACTGGAAACCACTATCTATATGTTCTGCCTTTATACAATTTCTCAGTTACGAGCGAGCGCAGAATGTCTGCGATCACAGACCGCAACAAGCATATGTCGGCTTTAGGTCTATTGAATTAATGTGGATTCACCGGTGTTTAAAGCCGGGGTTTCAACATTGCTTTGTTTTCTACACGACGCCGAAAGGCATCATACAGGTAGATTTCATGGCAAACATGGTACAGGTTGGTTATGTATCTCACACAGATGACATTGAGAGATATATACCGATACTGAAACGGATGGGAATGAGGATAGTGGAGACAAAGATGAAACCGATGGCAACTCTTTGTAGCTACCTTCCAAGTCTCAACCCAAACAACTGCGTGTCATTGACTAAGCAGTTACTAGGGGTAAAGATTCCGAGGACATTTACACCTTGGCAGCTTTATTCAAAATTAGTGCAACGTACAGAAAATAAGGAGATATGATATGGGCGGAGGCGGTGATGACGGTTCAGCGGCAATGAACCAACAAATGGCTCAAGAGCAGGCTCGTGAAAAGGAGCTTGAACAAGAAGAGCAGGATAAAAACAAGAAGATCATGGAAGACCAGCTTAAACAGATGCGTCGTTTCCGTGGTGGCGGCGGTGGACCTGCTCAAGGTGGTCAGAATAACAGCTTAGGATAAAAAGATGGCATTAGATCCCAAAAAGGTCTATGCCAGATTTTCGGACGCGAAAGCGCGTGCAGATCTTTGGCTGAACCTGCTACAACAAGCATACAACTACTCTATGCCTAATCGCAGTGAATTTGCTATACAAAAGTACACTCCTGGGACAGCTCGTAATGAGCATGTGTACGACGCAACCGCTGTTGTTGGGCTTAAGAAGTTTGCTGCAAACCTACAGAATTTAATGCTTCCAGCTGGACAGCATTGGGCCACTTTGAAACCTGGTCGGTTGATTGAAGAAGGCAAAGGACCTGTAGGCGAGCATCAAGCCAAAGAGTCGTGTGAAAAATGGGAGAAACTCTTTTTTGACAAACTAGAAAAGAGCAACTTTCAAAATGCTTGTTACCAAAGCCTAATGGAAATGGGTATCTCTACTGGTATACTTTTGCTCAACGAAGGTACAATAGAAGATCCATTCCATTTTACGTCAGTTCCGCTGCATCAAGTAGCTCTAGAACCAGGGGCATCAGACTCCGTGCAAAATGTTTATCGGCACTTCAAAGTACAATGCCATAACATTCCGTCCACCTGGCCTAAAGCACAGCTTGGTGCAGATATGGAACGTCGTATAAAAGTTGATCCAACTTCTGAAGTCGATATGATTGAAGGTACAATCTTTGATCCCGAAGCAAAAGCTCCACATCAGTGGGCATATTTTGTAATGGAAAAAGACTCTCAGGAGTTCATGTTGCTAGAGTATCGCGACTATTCACCATGGATCTGTTTCCGGTGGAATGTCTACGCTGGTGAAGTTCTTGGCAGAGGACCCATCGTGGACACGCTACCCTTCATTAAGGACTTAAACAAACTCGCAGAATTTGATTTGAGAGCAGCGTCATTTAACGCTAATCCAATCTTCCTAGTTGCTGGTGGCTCAGAAATTAACCCCTTCACAGCCCGTATTGAGCCTGGTTCAATTATCCCTGTCCAGCCTAACGGCATCAGCAATCCTCCAGTCCAGCAATTAACCATAGCTGGCCAGCCAAATTATAGTCAGCTCACTAGAGAAGAATTAGTTACGGCTGTTAACTCAGCCTTGAATGTGAATCCGGTTGTGCCAATGGAACGTGGAGACAAGACAGCAACAGAAATAAATGCACGCCAAGCTGAATGGGTTAGAGAGAATCAAGCATCGGCTGGTAGATTTCAAACAGAAGTTAACCAACCTATCATGGAAAAATGCTGGCGTATTTTACATCGAATGGGATTAGTACCGGTGCCTGTAATTGATGGCAAGCACCTAGCGGTGGAGTATCAATCTCCGATCAAGGATTTGCAAGGCGTCATGGAAGTACAAAAGATAGCCGAAGCATCACAGATGATTCAACAAATTCTTGGCCCACAATATGGCGAGTATGGAGTTATGTTTGGGCTTGATATTACACAAGTACCCAAATTTGTTTGTGAGCAATTGAATCTCCCAGTTGATGTAGTGCGAGATGCGCTAGGCAGACAGCAAATGATGAAGGGATTTGGCCAAGCCATGCAGGCACAACAGAATGCACAAAACCCAAATGCTCAAACTTTTGCTCAGTCTACCCCACTACAAACGCCGAATGCAGGAGCAGCGCAGCCACAATCTCCGGGAGGACAATAAATGCCTAATATGCCAGAGATAGAATCTGCACAAAGTAACATCAAAGATCGGGAAACAGGCTCTCAGGAAGCTCAAGACAGATTAAACTATTGTGCCTTTGAGGCTTTGGAGAAAAATGCATTTGGCAAAGAGTTAATGAACTCTTTAAAAATGCGCTTGTATGCCGTGATTGGACAGAATCAACCCAACTTATATTACATCGAAGGACAAAACGATATGATCAGAATGTTGTTGGGAATGATAGAAGAACATAAATTAACTAACTCAGGAGAAACTAAATGAGCGATGATGGAAGTGCAGTTGCTACTGCTACCACAACAAGCGGAAGTGATATGGGAGGATCAGCTGAAGCTGTTTCAACACCGACCTATGCCGCACCAACCGAATCTAATTCCCATGTATCTTCTAATGAACAGCCTGTACCAGGTCAAGACAAATGGTATTTGAGTGAAGGAGTTGAAGGACAAGGTGATGCACCTGAATGGTTTAAAGCTGGGACTTTCAAAGATGTTGCATCACAAGCAGAAAACTATACCAAGTTACAATCTCACCACAACAAGCTGTTAGGAGGCTTTACAGGCGCACCTGAAGGCGATTATGAATATAGCCTACCTCAGGGCTTAGAAGAAGCCGGCGTTGAACTAAACACCTCAGATCCCTATTTAAAGGACTTTGCTAATTATGCTCGTGAAAGCAATATGTCCCAAGAGACATTTAGTGGTCTGATAGATCAAATGCAAACGTATAATCACCAAGCTCGGGAAGCAAACGCTGAACAAGTGGTACAAGCAATCAATGAAAACGTTGATCAACAGTTAGCTGCATATGGCGAAACTAATCGTACAGCTTTCAATGAGGCAGTATCAATGGCAGGCAATTTGCCCAATATGACAGAGAGTGGATTAAATGATGTCTTAGATGGAATCACAACAGCTGATGGCTTGAGAGCCTTTGTAAACATTGTCAATGCTAGTAGATATTCTTCGGTGCCACAAAATGCAGGACAGCCCAGCTACCAAGATCACCAAAGCTTAATGCAGCGTCAAGCCGAATTACAAAAGTTAGGCGGCCCAGCTAGAGCGGCTGCCCAAAAAGCCTTGAACGCCGATTATGCTAAGATGTTTCCGGGCAACAAAGTTTTTGGTGGTGGTAATTAAAGGAGAACCACCTTGGCATTACCATTTGGATCAAATATTGGTTGGTATTATATTGCTCGTTTATCAAGAGGGAAAGTCACCGTTTGTAGCCTCCTTGCTAATTGCTTCTTCCTTTTTAGTAAAGCGATGACTCTCCCAAAACGAGTAGAACACATAACCAAATATACCTAGTATAGACCCGCATACTAAAGTCATAAATATGCATATAAGTAATTCTATATATGTTGACATCTACAAATCCTTATTTATACATTTATACATTTATACAAATGTGCTTTTGTTATCTGTATTATAAATTTACTTACACTGATGCCTTCCTTTGCACAATGCACTTGCACAGATTTCTTAAAGTCAGATTCTACTGATAGGTTCATAATCACCCGCTTTGGCTTGTCAGCCATCACACTTTGAACTTCAGACGGACGTTGGAACGGCGTGGAGCTTGATTTCATTATTCTCTACCTCTTTTTGGATTGGTTGTTGCATAGTTTTATTTGCCAAATGGCTAACTTCCAGGGCTATACTTTGGATTTCACCTTGTGCTTTCGCTAAAGATGTACGTTCTGATTGGGTATATCTGGGATTAGAATCAAAGACAGAATTACCAATCATGGCGGATTTCTTATAGATCACCCGATCAGCCGTTGAGGCATGCAGTAAATTAAACTGTTCCTCGCATTGATCAAACTTTTGTCTCATATCTTTATCCAGCGTAGAATTGGCTGCAGTCATGCTGATTACAAAGGCAGCCGTTGGGACGCCATCAGCCAGCTGCTGTCTCTCATAGAGCATCCTCATTATTGGAGTAACACTCCATTGATCCATGGGGGATGGTTTAATAGGGACAATAACGATATCAGCCAGTTTGATCGAAGCGATACACATATCGTCCGCTTTTGAAGCTCCATCTATAATATATATAGTATCGGGATCTGGCATTAATCTTTCTAACATAGATACTCTATCAGCTGCGACGAGCTCTAGACCAGATTCACCAGCTGCATGCCAGTCTGTTAGGCTACGTTGATGATCAGTGTCTACCAGAGTGACCTTGTTGAAGTTAAGGTTATGGATTAAGTCTGACCAGTACGAGGCCAGGTTGAGGGCTATAGTGGTTTTGCCACAGCCACCTTTTTGATTGAGTACGCATACAATCATATTTTGTCTCCTGAGTTTGTTAGCTGTCCTTAAAGAAGTCTCCAGTGGGTATTATATGTATAATTACACATTTGTACAATTGTTTATTTAAGCAAATCGACAAAAATATAATTAACTATTTGTATAATAACAACTTGCATAATTATGAACCTTAAGCTAATATTAAGGTTGATGGACGTACTGTGTACGCAACCTCTTTAGAGAGGTCATCTAGTAAAGAAGACAAGCTTCGGCATCTTCTCCATAAGTTGACTTATAAATCAAATTAACTTTAATGGAGAATAATCATGCCAGCTTCTTTAAGCAATGTTGCTATTCAGCAATTTCATGACATGTTCACCAACGTATACCAGGGCGCAGCCTATCTAGGAAATACTAGCCAAACAACTATGAATTGCGTAGGCGATGCATACAAATGGCCAATCCAAGGTGAAGGCTTAATGGTAGCACGTGGTGCATATCAGTCATTAATTCCTGTTAGTGACCTAACATATGAACAAATCACAACAACTTTTCAAGACTTCGTTCTTAACCTACCAGTTGATATTTTTCAACAGGCAGAGCTTCAGATCGATGTATTAAGTCAACTCGGTCAGACTCACGCGAAAGCCGCTGGTCGGATGGAAGATCAATCTATCCTTAATGCTTTAGATGCAGCTACTTTGCCTGCGGCTAACATTATTGCTGATGGTGGTACTAACATGTCTGTTGCGAAACTTCGTCAAGCAGCTGCTCAGCTCGATGAGCAAAATGTAGATCCTGACGATAGGTTCCTTGTTATGACACCTAGTCAGTTGCAAGCATTATTGGGTGAAGATGAGCCTACTAATACTTTGTATGTAAATACTCGAACCTTGATGAATGGTCAATTAGACACATTCTTAGGTTTCAAGATTTATACGCTTGGTACTAGAACAGAAGGCGGAGTTCCTAAAACAGGAAATATCCGTTCATGTTTCGCATGGCAACGAAGTGCTATGGGACGCGCATATTCAATGACACCGGTCACTGAGATTGAGTGGAGTGCCCCTCACCAATCTTGGTTAACGATCAGTAGAATGCGTTTGGGATCCTCGGCTTTATTGCCTAAGGGTATTATCGAAATCAACTGTGATGAATCAGTCTAAGGAGAAGAAAGATGAGTTTTAATGTTCAAAATTTCTTGCGTACTGCGGCTGGCGAATTCGGTTCGAGCCAAGTACCTGTAGATTATAAATATAACGGTGTAGCAGCTGGAAATACTAAAGCTGAAATTATAGCAGCTGATTATTTCTTGCCAGTTTTTGGTAGTTTAAGTGTAGGTTCTATGCTTAATTTTACCGCTACTGATGCACCATTAACTTTAGCGGTTGTAACAGCTTCTAGTAGTAGTACTGTTACTCTCTCTGAAATAACTGAAACTTTACCACCTGGAAGTATTGATACTGCAGACCTTGCTGACTTATGTGTTACAACACCTAAGATTGCATTGTTGGCTGTTACTAATGCTCAGATGGGAGCTGGCGCTGCACTTGCTAATATAGCAGCTGCATCAATTACTGGTGCGAAAATTGCAGCAGCAACTATTGCAGCTTCTAATCTTGCAGCTGGAGCAGCAGCAGGTAACCTAACAGCTGGCGAAGTAACTAATACTATGCTAGCTGATGGTGCGGTAAGTGGTGCCAAAATAGCCGCGTTAGGTGTAGATGCAGGTAAGTATGCAGCAGCTAGTATTGCTACTGCAGATATAGCTTTGCTTGCAGTCACTAATGCTCAAATGGCTGCTGGTGCAGCTTTGGCTAACTTGGCAGCAGCTTCAGTAACTGGAGCTAAGATAGCAGCAGCTACAATTACTGCATCAAACCTTGCAGCAAGTGTTGGTATTAAAGTTCTCTCAGGTGGTGGTGCAGCAACAGCTGCTACATCAACTGCGTTTACTGTTACAGGAACCTTAGCAACTGATAAAGCTTATGCAACTATGACCGCTGGTTTTTCACAACCAATTACGGGCGTTGTTTGTACAGCCGATACTGTTACGGTTCACTATGCTGCAGCTGCACTTGTAACTGATACAGTCGACATCTCTGTTTTTAGAGGTGGCTAGTAGCAAAGGGTTAAGTTAAATGTTAGATTAACTAACGTTTCTTAACTCCGAGAGACCGCACAGACATTGTGCATGCACGGGGTAGATGGTGGATCTACCCCAAGCATTTAAGGAGAAAGAACGTGGCAACAAAATTAGAGATAATTAATTCAACTCTTGCTTACCTCGGAAACCCTCCAGTCAATACACTCAATGTTGCAAATGCTGTAGTACAAGCATTATCTTCACTGTATGATCAAATTTTACCAGACGTATTAGCATGTCATCCTTGGCACTTTGCTTTGAAGTGGCAAGAGTTAGTTGAAGATCCAACACCTCCACTAGATCCTAAGTGGGGCTATGCATATTTATTACCAGGTGATTACATCCAGGCGTGGGATACATACCCTTGGGGAAATTATACTATCGTAACTGGACAAGTAATTTGGTCAAATATTAATCCTCCTTGGAAGTGGGGATATATTGCTACGGTTAATGAAGGTTTATTCCCTCCTTATTTTGTCAAACTCATGGCCTACGCGTTAGCGGCTGATGGTGCCATGATGGTTACCGAAAACCCAGACGTAGCTCAATACTGGGAAGGTAAAGCCTCTCAACAAAGAGTCATTGCACAGAATCGCGATTTCACTGCTCAACCTAATCCGGTCATCAGGGACAATAGGCTCTGGGCTAGACATATGGTATAGGGGAATTATATGGCCTATATAGTTTCTAACCATGACTTTACACACGGAGAGCTTGATAAAACATTATTCGCTCGATCTGATTTAACTTTTTACAACAAATCTGCTCAAAAACTTCAGAATGTAGTTGTCCTCCCAGGTGGTGCAGCTAGATGTCGCTTTGGAACCGCCAATACCGGTACAGCTTTACCAGCATCATCTAGTGAATATCAGATGTTCCCTTGGAGAACTGGACTATATGATTACTTAATTATCGTAGGTGATGTAGCTGCAGCAGGTATTAAAGTAATCGAGCTAGCCTCAGGAACAGCTACAGATTTTGCTAATCCATTTCATCCAGCCGATGTCCAAAGCCGGTTAATCAGAAGTGCTCAACAGCAGAATGAAATGATATTAGTCTCCGGGAGTGCTCTTCCATATCAGTTGACATCCAACCCAGGAACTGGAGCTGTAACGGGAGCGAACTATACTTTCAAAAATCCTCCTAACTATGATTATTTGAATAACTATGATCTAAACACGTTTACTTTATCGGTCATTACGGTAACCCCTCCATCTACTGCAGATGCTGCTTGCCCAACTTTAACAGTTAGCGGACCAGCAGGCTTTGCTTTTACTGCTGACTTTGTCGGAGGGACTTTTGAAGCTCTCGGTGCTGCAACTTCAACGCAAATAGGTTCTGGACAAATTGTTGCGTTCGTCTCAGCTACAGTAGTTCGAGTTCGCATCGCGACAGCATATGGCAGTGCAGCAAATATTGGTAAACAAGTTGTGGTTACCGAAAGTGCTTATAATGCCACTCAAGGATATCCTGTTGCTGCTACATTCTACGAGGATCGACTCTGTTTTGCTGGAGG